TTAACAGCTTGCTTGCGTTGCTGTTTCTCATTAGCGGCAGTTTGATTAACAACCTGTTGACGTTCCTTCCATAGGGAAAATAACTCGTCAGCGGCATCATAATCATACTGTTGGTCTGCTAGTACAAAAAGCTGTTGTCTAATCTTAGAACCCTTAATCCATTGAGCAAATTTCTCATCCTGCAAAATTCCCTGCATATCAGGGTGTTTGGTTTGTAGTTTGTTCATTGCTGTAGACTGACGATACTGGTTACTGATATGTTCAGCTTCCCGTATCTTAGGGTGATTACTAATCGCTTTTTCGACTGCCTTGTCGGGGTCTGAGAAAAAGTCTACTTCTTCGTCAGCTTGTGTTACTTGTGTTTCTTGGGTAGTGAGTTGTGTCTGAATGTAGTCATCAACAACCCTTCGTAAGTCACCTACTTCAGAACTTTGTTTACCTAAGAGTTTCTCAGCTTCTTGGTGCATCCTTACAATTTCTGCTGTGGACTTCCCTTGATACTTCTCAGGTATGTCTGTTTCAGTTTGCTCAGGAGTTTCCTCAACTTGAGGCTCTTGCGCTTCTACTTCTTGGTTGTCGTTTTCTTCTACGTCTTCTGGACGCTCATCTAATAGTCTTGCCATTATTAAACTCCGTGATTATATCATTATGGAGGTGTATTAAGTGTAAGGGTTCTATGGTCAGGAGTTGTCCTTACGTTATAATGTTACGCCTTGTTTGCCCTCATGTGTGACTCTCTTTTCTTAACCCACTTCCGTGTTTCCTTCCAAGAGTCTCCACCATTAATTGTAACAGGTGTAACGATTTTTCTAGCCTTCAACTCACAATCTGGACATTGTACTTCATTTGTTTCTATATCTACGAACTTCTCGTTGACATGTCCGTTGTTACATTTGAAGTCAAATAAACGTCTCATTCTTCCGAGTCGTTTTCTTCGTCTTGCTGTTGTTTAGCTGTTTCTATCTGTGCTTCTAAGTTTAGTAGGTTAGCCATGACTACAAGTTGTCCCTTACGAAAGTAAAGGTCTTTGTCATCCTGACAGGCTTCTACTGAGTTAATATTTTCAGCACTTCCCTTCATGTCCTGCACTAAGTTTTTCCAACCATCTGAACGGAACATTTCTTCAAAGGAACGATAGTACTTCTCAAGTTCTACATCTGTCATATACTGTTTCTCCTTAATGGACAGCTTTAATTTATAATTTATATAATATACTTAATGTATACTATAGGAATATTATACCATATTTTACTAAGAATGTCAAGCTATTTCTTAGGCTTTTTCTTAACTGCTGTTTTCTTCTTCTTCTTGGGTGGTCTTCCTACTTTACTACCGTATGTACCTTTACCGTATGGCATAGTTATCTCCTGATTACCATTTGACTTTATCAGCCCAATAAGCCGCAGACATTTTACCTTTGGATATGTTCTTACCGTGTCTAGCCTTAAAGGACTTACGTTTAGCTTTCATCTTAGCGGATTCACCTGCTTTAGGTTTACCCGCAGTCTTTGCTCCCTGCTCACCAAAGCGTATGGTTTTAATCTTGTCACCTTCCTTAGCTACCACCACATGAGACTTCTTAGGGTGACTAGGTGTACGCTTTGGTTTGTTATAACCAGAGACTCCTGCTCTAGCTAGTCTTGGGTCTGGTTTTTTTGCGGGCATTAGACTTCTCCTCTAGGGATGCCTTGAGGTCTTGGACCTTGACTTCCAATTCCTTCAAGCGTTGGTCTTGGCGTTGGAATGCTTCGTTGACTTGGTTGATTACTTCGTTGAACTTGTGCTGTGTCAGCATTAGGTTTTCCTTGTTCTTTGACAGCTACTTCACGTTCTTTTAGTAACTGCTCTGATATTTTAAGACGCTTCTGGAACTCTTTGTCATCCGCATCTCCCTCTTTGATATTAGCCGTAATTGCTTTGATACGGTCAATCTCAAGTTCTTGTGGTACAGCCTGAGCCTCTGCCACAAGTTTCTGTGCGCGAGCCTGTGACTCTGTAGCTTGACCTTGTAGTGCCGCAGTCTGTGAGCGTTGAAACTCCATCTGTGCTTGTTGCATAGCCTGTTGTGCTTGCTGTGCTTGTGGGTTAGGCTGATTGGCTTGTTGTAGAGCCATGATAAGTTCTTCACGGTTAGCTAAGTTCATATTGTCTACGATGGACATAATCAACTGTGAGTACATTGGGCTGTCTGGTTGCATGGTCTGTAGTAACTGTACAAGTTGAGTAACTTCATACTCACGAGCAATGATACCTAGACTGCTAGATGTGTGGAACTTATAGTCCGCAACAGGATAACGCTCAGGGTTAAACTGCATATAACGATGTGCGGCTTTAGTTACAAATGGAATAAGGAATGATTCTTGGAAGTTAATCAACGTACGCTTATGACGCTTGATGATAGCACCGAGGCTCATAGAGATACCTGCGGCAGTTGACTCACCATTAATAGAACCAGAGATACCCGCAGAGTCAATAGCACCTGTAGCTGTTTGTACCATCTTCTGTAGTTCAGCGGCTTGTGCAAACGTAACCTGACTGACATTACCAAAGTTAAGTGGCTGTAGGACTTCTCTAGGTGAACCGTTGGTTAAGATTGTCTTACCTGCACGTACCTCAGCACGAGAACCTCTAGGCATACGTGTAGCATCAATAGCCATCATTGGGTGTATGGTTAAAGCAAGAGCATCAATTCTGGCTCGTATTTCAGCGTCTAACGCCTTTTGTGAGTTATACCCTTTCTCACATACTCCTCTGCCCCAGAAACGGCTAGGAACGACATCCCACGGGAATGCAACAACTGGTCTGTCACCCATCATGTATGGGTTAGCTTCCGCTTTAAGTAAAGTACCGTCATTGGCAATAACAACAATAGCTTCTACGTAGTATGTATCTTCTTCGTCATCTTCAGCGACTAGTTCTTCTACTTCTTCTGCTTCTTCTTGTTCTTCTTGTGCCGCCTTTAATAAATGACGAGGTACTAGACCGTAGTACTTAGTTAGACGTACCTTATCATCTTCAAACACTGACAAATCTTTATCTGGTTCAATGTCGAAGTCTGGTGAGGCTTCCCCTACATATACGTTACGGTATACACCTTGCTCTTGTAGTTGCTCTACTAGATGTGTAGGTACAAATTCATCTACAGCACAACCTAATGCTTCCTCAATGGAGGTAGCTAGTGGGTCAATCAAGAAGTTCTGTGGCATTACTGGTCGTAGTTTTACGCAGGTTTTATCTACGATGTTGACACCAACTGCTTGTAATTCCCCGCCCATGACAGGTTGTGTTGCAGGTTGAAACTCTTTCTCTTCCTCTAGGACTACCTCAGCAATCCCTGTACCAAATACAGCGGCATTGATAAGGCACTCAGCTACGCTCTTACGTACTTTATTCTTTTTAAAGTCTTTGTATAGGACTTCACGTAGCATAGCTATATCACGCTTCTCTTGGTCCGCTACGTCATCCTCAATGTCAAACCACTTGCCACGACCAAAGGTAGCTTCCTCTAGTTCCGCAACGGATGACTCAACTGCTTGTTGTAGGGCGGGAGAGATAATCTTAGAGCGTTCAGACTGTCTAGTCTTATCTTCCTCAGCCCATTGACCACGCCATAGGCGGTAGTACTCATCAAACTTTACTGCATAGTTAGATTCAAAATGGTTGCGCCAACTATCACATTTATCTATGACCCAACCTTCTAGGCTCTGCTCAATCGTTAGTTCTTCTTTGTCCTCTAGTAACATATTAGTACCCTGCGTATACGTCTAAAAATTCATGGTCTTCTTCTACATAATCTGATGTGTAGGCTATGTTAGCCAGTTGGTCTATGTAAGCCAACGAATCAATCAAGTCATCATGTACAAGCTGATTAGGGAATTGGAATAACTCATCTAGGAATGTAGCGTTCCATTCACCCTTGTTAAGTGTTATCTTACCGTGTTCAAACCTACCTTGTAATGCCCAGACAATCCTGTCGGTTTTCTTTTTGTTACCGTGAGTAAGTTCATCTATACGGAAGAACCTATTGTTGGACTTCATTAAGTCTGAGATGTATGGAAGTACAGCGTTCTTTAACGCCCCTTTCTCAATCCCGACAGCCACTGGACGATAGTCTCGTACAGCTTCAAAAATTTTCCTTGCAGTGGCTTCCACACCCCATCTACCATATATGATGTCAGCGACCCACCAACCTTCTTCATTTGCTTTAACAACTGAGATAGCTGTTTGGTCAAGTCTTTTAGTTTTGGTTGTAGCCTTCGCCACATCAGCGAAACCTGCCAAGTCGACTGCAATATAGTAACTACCAACTTGCGGTTCTTCCTCACTAAATCTAACAAACTCTTCTTTGAATAACTCACTACCTTGCGCCTCAAATGATGCCATGAACTCCTGACGGAAACTAAATGCGGACATAGAGTTCTTAGCCGCTTCAATCTCTTCAGGGTCTAGCAGTGGATTATCGTAGCTAGTAAAGTGATAACCTGAAAACGTAGGGTCTTCACCAATACAAGCGTACGTATATAAGTCATAGAAGTGATTACGTCCCATTGGCGTACCAATGAACAGAGCATCACCCTTTTGGTCAGCTAGTGCAGGTCTAAGGATTTGCTCCCAGACCTCTGGCTTCATATCTGCATACTCATCCATAACAAGGAACTTAAGACTGACACCACGCATGGTTTCTGGTCTATCTGCACCTTTGAGTGCTATGGTTGCACCATTGACTAATTTTATTTGTAAATTATTAACGTGACTAGAGGAGATTACGGGATGACCAATCTCTAACAAGACTTGCCACATAATGTCCCTAGCCTGACCCTGAGTAGGTGCTACGTAAAAGACATGACCCTTCTCAGTTTGTAATGCCCTGATGATTAACATCCAAGCGGCTAACCTAGATTTACCTGTACGTCTACCTGCGGCTATGACCTTGAATCTAGTCTCATCTTCAAAGACTTCTTGTTGCCACGGTAGTAGTGATACGTTTAACTCAGTCAACTAGTAGGTCCACATTACAAATGGTGTAGTATCATCAGCATCACGGATATCAACATGAACGAAGCCACGAGCAACGCCGATTCCCGTGAAACCAAGTCGGATAGCTTCCTGTACAATCTTGTATCTTTGTAAACCATTGTCCACCTTTATGTCTGCGGCTATACCTTGTGCATGCGTACCTGTCCCTGGTTTTGCTTTACGTGCTTCCACTGGATGTGTCTTATGTCTATAACCAGATGTAATTACAAAAGGGAAACCACAGGCTTCTCGGAGTTCATCTAGACGTTCTATGAACTTATACTTTATTTCATTTTCACCTGTGTACTTACAGGCAAACTCTTCTTCATTAAAGTACTTAGCCATCTATGATTTCTCCATCGTCTATAGCTTCTTCCTGATTAGATACTACTGTAGTCTCACCACCTACACCAGTAATATTGATTTGTATTGCTGACTTCCCTGCGCCTTTGACAACATCCTTTTCAAACGCCCCTACAGGTACTATCCTATCAACAATAAGTTTCCAAGCGGCTGACTGATGCTTATGGTCATCGTTAAGTGCCGCATCAAATATTGACTCCAACACTTTCCTTGACTTAGGTGAGGTCAACATCCTACTCTTGTATTCGTTGATTATAGCCGCATCACCTTTGGGTCTGCCTCTGGATAAACCAGTCTGACCTCTTTTTCTTGACACCACATCTGATTTCCGTGGTCTGCCCCTCCTCTTTTTAGGAGGATTAGTACCTTCTTGGTCCATTGGACTCTCCTTAAGTTATCTTAAGTATCCTTAGGCTAACCTTTATTATTTAACATTAATGATTAATCTTTAAAGTATAATAACTAAGGCTACTTAAGTATACTTAAGGCTCTAAACAATGTCTTTATTATATCTATATTATAGCATACTTTAAACTAAAAGTCAAGCTTTATTTAGACCCGCCTTAAAGTTTTTTAGTTCCATAACTAATAGTAATAATATTGCCCCTTTGTATGTATATTTGTCATACTTAAGTACCCCGAAGAAATACTTTAGTAAACAAGCACTTAGGGTATTACTTATGGTTATACCTTTTTTCTAATTTATGTCTTTTTTGTATACGGGTGGATACCGTAACAATCTCAAGATACCCACGCGCCCCCCCGCCCCCTTTAGCATAGCCAAAAGTAAAACACAAGGCTAAACCGTGACTGGTATCCTTGAGGTGGTCACGGGAATACTTGACGGGTAAGCGTGAGTATGCTAGTGGATACCCTTGAGGTATAACCACTGTATACATTAACAGTATTGACAATGGTTTCTTTATGTGTTACTCGCGC